GAATGGGCTGATTTCCATGATTTCGTTACTGAATATAGCGTTGAAAACATGATCGACGGAGATTTCGCCGGTTTTGATACGCGAATGGCTGCCCAGATTACGGGAGCTGCTTCTAAGATTTTGGAGGCATGGTATGAGGAAGTGGGCACCTCCGAAGAAGATATGAAAATGATTCGCGGAGCACTTTCTGATATTATTCACCCAAATATCTTGTTCGATGGTGATTTGTATCGTTTTGCAAATGGTAATCCTTCTGGCAATATTATTACTGTCCAGTTGAATAGCATTTGCAATTCTATCATGATGCGATATGTGTATTACGCTATGATGCCCAATGTGAAGCAAACATTTTCTGAAAATGTACGCTTGGGGACTTATGGTGATGATAATGCCATGTCAGTGAAGCATCACTGCAAGTGGTACAATCACACCAGTTGCCAAGCGGAATTTGCTAAGCTTGATATCAGTTATACTATGGCTGCTAAGGATGCTAAATCTGTCCCTTACATCCCAGTTGAGAAGATTTCTTTCTTGAAAAGATCTTTTGTTCGCCATGAGACTTTGAACACGATTGTTGCCCCAATCGAGGAAGATTCCATCTTTAAGAAATTCCATTACATTAAGAAACCCAATGAAACGCCCCTAACTCCAGAAGAGCAGTTTGGTGCGTATACTGATGGATCTTTCCGTGAAGCCTATTTACACGGTCAGGTCTATTATAATAACTTTCTTGACGCAATTCGAACAATTGTAGACAAGAACCCCCAATTGAAACACCATGTTGCTTTCATTACGTATGAGGAGATGACACTTACGTTGAGTCCTCCTTATCGTTCTGATTATGTTAACGACAACAAGAAGCTATATGCTGACAGTTGTGGTGTACCAGAAAGTGAAAATCGAGAGTAAATCTCTCGTCAGGTATTTTATTCAGTTTGTATCCCTGTGAGCCACGGCGAACAATGAGCTTCATGTATTGATTACGGCATCATCTTTCCTCATAAAGATGGTGACGCTTGCATTTAGTCAGTTTGAGAAAACGAGCACAAGATTAATCCGTCTTGTAGCTTTGTAAACAATGGATTCCTACATTTTATACTAAAACATATTATTACATATTTACATTTACATATTCATTTATCA